TCAAAGTTTACACGAGCACTACGTTCAATTTGTGTATTCTTAAAGATAGTATCTCTAACAAAGTTAGGATCACTACCAGCTTTAAGAACGATAACACATTCCATATTATCATCGCCATCAGAGTTATGCTCGATGGATTGAACTTGAGTTAATACATTCTTAGACATCATTTCTTCAATCTTATCAGTTACTGTATTCAAGAATACATAATCTGGTAAGCTACGGATAAACAATGCTAGTTTATTATGGAACTCTCCTATATCAATACGACCACGGACTTTATAGTTACCATAACCAGTATCACAAATTGATTGGAAATCTGTATTAATAATATCACACTCCATTGGTGTGTCAGGTACTAATACAAATTTAGCATTTGGACTATCAATCAACTTAATGGTTACATCAATTACTTCAGAGATATTGTGTTTAGGAATATCTACTTTGAATCCTGGTGTAATACCAAATGAGCCATTGATTAATAATATAGGTAGATTAGGAGCTAAATACTCTGGAGCCATACAAGTCTCACTGTAATTCTTCTCCCAATCTACTACTTGTTTAGTTTGTTTTAAATCACCGATAACTACATCGGTTGTAAAGTTAGCAAGTTTAGCTTCAGTATAACGCATAGCTGATGGATCATCACCTTGGAAGTTACCAAAGTTACCTTGCTTTTCTATTAATGGAATATTGTTTTCAAACCAGTTAGTCATAGGTTTCATTGTCATATAGATAGATGAATCACCATGCGGATGATACTTATCCATAACTACACCGACAATAGAAGAAGACTTAACTGTCTTGACACTTTTAATATCATTATACATTGCATAAATGATCTTACGCTGTACCGCTTTGAATCCATCACGGAAGTCTGGTACAACCCGATATAGTGCTGAATATACAGCATACGTTCTCATATCTTCCGTATACTGCTCCAGCATATTTACTTCTTTTTCCTTAGCCAAGTATATCCCTCCTTAGTTACTAAAATGTTAAGCGTTTTATGAAAATGTACATTCCCATTTATAGCCTAACTAAGGAAAGTAGAAGGGTATATAGATGAACTATATACCCTTTTTAATAAACTAATTTCTAGCTTCTTCGATAATAACACGGTTAATTTTATTAATTTTACTATCGGAATCAAAAGAAGTGAATACAAACGCTACACGGTCTTTGATTGTATCAATAACTTCCACAAAGCGTTCATAAATTTCTACAACGAGAACTTCCTTTTCAGTATCATATTTAATGATATTGCCAACGATGACATTACCTTTAACAGTTGGATCATTGTTGATTACACTGCGAAATGCAAATACATTCAACGTAAGTTGTTCGATAATAGGATTTGATAATACACCAGTAAGTTCTTCTTTAACTGCTTCTGGTAAACGAGCATTGAACTTTAATGGTAATTCAATACGAACGTTGTTGAATTGTGGTTTTTTGTTTTGTTTTTGGTTTCTCATTGTCTTTCACCTTTTAAAATTAAATACTTGTTGAGCCGATTCCACCACGACGCTCTTCTTTTTCATCTTCATGATCATCATCTGTAATTAGATACTTCATAAAGATACCTTGAGCGAAGTGTTTACCAGCTTCTATAGTTAATATATCATTAGAGTTATTCTTAACTCCGATGATAATATTACCATCATTCTTTTCGTTATCTACATAGTCTGCATCGATAACTCCAATAGTGGATTTGATTACCATATCATAATTATATCCAAAAGAACTTCTTGGAGCAATTATCAATACTTCATCAGGCTCCATATAAGCCTTGATATATGTTGGAATAATAGCAGACTCACCTGGATTGATTACATACGTCTTTGGAGCATAGAAATCATATCCAGCTGAGTATTCTGTACTACGTTTAGGTTTTTTAATATTGAGATTTTCTAAGTCATCTATAAATTTAGAATCAACTTGTTTGAATAGTCTCATTATCTAGTTCTCCTCTCTATAAGATATGATTCTTTGATACAAATACAGTCTTATACATTTTACCATATCCGAAGTATTGTTTGGAGAACTCTAAACAGTCTATTTCAGATTTAGCTGCGTATAATGTATATCTATATACTCTACCATCAAAGAACCAAATTAAAATCGGACCAGGGTATCTTTCAATAACATCTGGTAAGAATAGTTTTGGATTTGAATTTAGAACAGTTAATCTTACACCATCTAAAGTACGTTTATAAGTACGTCGTTCAATACAACTCATATTTTGCTGTACTATGAAATGGTATATATTAGAACCTATGTCTAATAGATTATCAATCATATCTGGTTTCTTATATATAGTAGTCCATACTTCATCGATTGGAGATGAGAATACTGAGCTGATATATAAAGATAGATTGACCGCTGCACGAGATGGCTTTCTTCTAGTTTGGAATTCAGATACCAAATCTACTACAGTATTAGAATGACCTCCAAGTAAACAATAATGAGTTATCCAAGAGGTTCCCATATTTTCATGATAGTAGATCTTAATCTTATCTGCATATTCACTTTCTTTAAGATCTTTAGTATTAGAATGACCATCTATCCAAATTATCTTTTTACTATTTTCAATCAAAGTTTCAAGTCTAGATATAGACTTCTTACTATTCTTGAAGAAGCCTACACCTAGAATGATAACTGTATGATCTTTACTAGTTAGTTTAGTAATATCGGATTGGGAGTATTTATAATTTACGAGAATATCATCGCTTGTATCATCACAAAATTCCTCTTTATGATTGAACACCATATTTGCTGCAAGCATACAATCTTGATTATCTTGATAGTAAATTATCATAATTCTACCCTCTATTAGAATACGTATTGTGAGATATCAACGTCTTTCAATAATTGAATTTTATCGTTATCAATCTCTTTAATCTTTTCGATTTCGTTCTTAACGTCATCGATTGTGTATTTAATCAATACACGGTTACCTTTTTCAGATGGATCTAGAGTTGAATTGAATAACTGATCACCATTCATTTCACCTAACCCTTTATAGCGGGTTACATAAGTTGGATTCAAGCTTTCAAATTCTTTCATCAATCCATATAGAGATAATCTATTACCATCTACAATGAACTCAGTTGGAGATTTCATGATGCATTGTGTTACAAATTGACATGCATTCCATAGAGTATCACTAAAGTAGATAGTTTGATATTTAGAATCTACTAAACCTTCGATACCATCTTTAGTTACTTTTAAGAATGGGTATCTAGATTCAATAGCTTTCTTAAACTTAGCAGAACCCGGTGCAATACCTTGAGAGATTAATACTAAGATATACTCTAAGAGATATACATCAATAGCAAATGAGTTAGCTACTGTATCAATATCTCTAATATAGTTTGTATTCTTATTAAGCATCTCAACTACATCAGATTCAGTTAATTTAACCTTATTAGGTAAAGCTAGTTTATGAATCTTAAAGAATTCTTTTTGTAGATACTTATTATATGCTGTACGGTCAGTGAAGTATTTCATCTTACCATTAATCTTAGCACCATATAAAGGTGGTACTGTAGCATACAATCTACCAGATGTAATCAATGGTTGCATATACATCAAGAAGAACTGCAATAGCAGACATCTAATATGTGCACCATCTGGATCGGCATCTGTTGCTATAATAATCTTTTCCCATTTACATTTCTCAATGTCAAATGAACGCCCAAAGCCAGCACCAATAATAGCTGTAATAGCTGCTACTTCTTGATTGGCTACAACTTTTTCACGAGTGGCTCTCATTGCATTAATGATTTTACCACGAATTGGGAATAAACCTTGGCGAGTATTATCACGGTTATTCTTAGCTGGTCCTGTAGCGGAGTCGCCTTCCATGATAAATAACTCTAAATTTTTCTTACCAGTCGGTTTAACAAACTTCTTAGGTAACCCGCTAATGGAAGATACTTCCTTAACTTTTACTTTAGCACGTTCACCTTCCGACTTGGCTCTGATTTCTGCAATATCTTTGAAATACTTACAAATCTTTTGTAGGTCATTATTGTTACGCTTAGCCCATTCTTCTAGACTAGCTTCAGTAAGATCTCTAACAAAAGGTACTAAGTCAGCATTAGAGATAATCTCTTTAGACTGACCAGTAAACTCTGGTTCCATGTGGGAGCAAGTTACAATTGCTCTAAGACCAACACGGACATCGTTGTTTGTAATAGTTAACTTACTCTTTGCAGGTAAGTAGAACTTATTCATATAATTTCTAAAGTATTTACTCATACCGGCAATAAATCCTTCTACATGAGTGCCATCTCTTGTAGGGCAAAAGTTACCGTATGAATGGATGATCTCATTGTCATCCGCAGAATCAAATGTGAAAGCAATCTCAGCCTTCATCCACTTATCATCACGTAATGCACCAAATCTAATTGGAGTGATGATAGGTTTACTTACAATGGTATTTAAACCATCCATCAAACCATCAACGTTTACTATAGTTTCTTTAACTTTAGCACCATCAATAGCTTGACCATTAAATACAACTTTAGCACCTTGCTTTAAAAGTGGTACTAAAGATTTGATAAGTTTCAATACATCTTGACAAGTTACAGTTGTCTTACCCATAGTTTCTTCATATGGTTTAAATGTAACTGTAGTACCTTGCTTATTTTCAACATATTTCAAATCTGTGATCTTAGCTGTCTTAGCATCACCGAGTTTAAACTCAACTCGTTTACCTTTACCTAAGATATAAGATTCAACTATAAAATATTCTGAGCATGCATTTGTTACTTTAGCACCTACACCATGACGACCAGAGGAGAATTCCCCAGGTTTCTTATCATAGTTAGAAGATGTATGTTGAGATGCAAATACACGCACTAAACTATCATGTGGAATACCACGACCATTATCTCGAACTGCAAGTTCTTGTAATGGTTCACTAAAAGCCACGTGTATTTCTGTACATGGGCTATCATCTTTCATAAGTTCATCCGCAGAGTTTTGAAATATCTCCCGGATCATATTAATAAAGCCTTTATTTCCTGTATAACCTAAATACTGGGTAACAGTTTTTCTAACAGCTTCAGCGAAGTTCTCAATTGTCCTAATTTGCTTATTGTAGGACTTGATGTTTTCAATTTGTTCTTTTGTGTATACCATATCAGGGTCCTCCTACTTAGCTGTTACATAAATTATCAAAAAATACCGGATGATATGAGCCCATAGGCAAAACGCCTATGGGCAATATCATTCAGATTTTTATCTCTTATTAAATTGTAACTTTAGTTTCTGTAGTTGTTGTACCAGCGGCAGGTTGTTGTTGAGGAGCTGCTGGTTGTGGTGCTACATTAACAGGACCTTGCATAGTTGTAATTGTAGCTTGTTGAGGTGCTTGTTGCATAGCCATTGGTGCAGTCATTACAGGAGCTGCATATCCATTAGCAAATGGGTTACCCATTTGTGGAGCTGGAGTCATCACTGGAGCTTGTTGAGGAGCTTGTGTGAATGCACCAAATACTTGACCTTGTTGTGGAGCTGGTTGCATTTGAGCTTGTTGTTGAGCTACCATATTTGGATCATAGTAACCTGGTTGAGCCATTGGTTGTGCTTGCATTGGCATTACAGGTTGTTGTTGGTTATACACATTATAACGTGCACCATAGTTACCGTTGAAGATGTCTTGATATGCATCAAAACCATAACGGTTAAATGCTGGGTTAGCATTAGGAGCTACAGTTTGACTATTTGTAGTTTGACGTACAACTTCTGTAAAGTTTTGTACAGCCATTTCATACAAATTTGGAGCCTTGCGAAGAAGTGGGATCATCATCATGTAATCCTTATAGAATTCTTCGTCGAAGTTGACTGCATATAACTTCATTTGTTCCAAGAAGTTAACCAAGTTGTTTACACTTGCTTCGATATCTTCCTTGGATCTAATAGTCATATCAAATTCTGCACCACATTGGGAGCATTTTACCATATTACCACCACCGATTGGGTTGATAAGCAATTTGGTTGCATTTTTATGTGGGCATTTTGCACGAGCTACATCGACTGGATCGATGTTCATGTTAAACTCGTTCTTAACTGGTTTCAACAACTCCAAGTCTTCCTTAGTCATTGGATTTGTTACCGCTACTTCTTTGAACATGGATTGTGNCAGGCATTACACCAGCACCGTACATAGGTTGTCCAAATTGTGGTGCGGCAAAGCCATAAGGTTGTTGNCTGGCATTACACCGGCACCATACATCATTGGTTGTCCGAATTGTGGAGCGGCAAAGCCGTATCCAGGTTGAGCTTGGAATGGTTGTTGAACGAATTGTTGTTGATACATAACTAGTATCCTCCTTTGTCAATAATAAAATAAGAGTAGGTCTTGTATATAATAAAACATATGTGTTATTATATCACGTTAATAATATACAATTATCGAGATGTTTAGGGTATGATATTTTAAAATATCATACCCAAGTCTCTAATTATATAACTATTGTTGACGTTCACGGATTTGTTGTGCCGTGACACGATGTTCAGCTTTAGCACGATCTTCTTGTTGTTGAAGAACGACTTTAGCTTGTGCATCGACAGCCGCTTGTTGAGCCACAATTTCTTGAAGTACATCTTCAGGAACTGTGTTAAGATAAGATCGTAGATCTTGGCTATCGAATTTATTAAGAAAGTTCTTAATTTGATCATCAGTAAATCCAAAATCTTTAGCAATTGGTTGTACTGACTTACGAGTAGAATAAGCAATCATATATTGTACCATTTCAAATGTAGTAATGATTACTTTTGTTTTAACACCAGGATGATTTTGTTGGTCATCATTAGCTTTAATAGCTACAATAACTTCGTTAGCATCATCCCATTTAACAAACATATTTCCTTCGTCAATGATAATACCATTATCACAATAAAGACGAATTGCTATGTTTTGCTCTGTTGCTCTGAGCTTATCACGATATGCTTTTAATTGTGTTGCATCCATCGATATCTAATCTCCTTTTATATTCTTTTGCACACTTTACAATACTATCTGGTGCATACAGTATAGTTACTGCAATGTTTGGCTTTTCGAATAAAATTATATATCGACGGTAATAAATAGCATATCGTTCTTTATGTCTCTGAGTGTTACACCGTTTAGTGTAAGCATTCATTAACTTATAAAGTTTGGAATAGGGATCTAAGTAATCCACATAGATCCCTTCATATAAAGCTTTTTTGATTAGTCGCTCCACTCCCTTTTTAGGAAGACCAACTCTACTTTTTGCCCTATCGTAGAAATGATCTGAAATACTATAATCGACGCTGAGCATATGGATCTCGTGCAGCCATAGTCAACTTCTTATTCCAGATAGTTGATTCTGCTACATGGATTGTCTCCGGATTAAAGATTCCAGACAATAGATATTGTTTGAATTCTACAAGGGCATTCATAAGAATAGTATAGATTTGGGCATTGGAGTGGTGGTACAAATAGAAACGTTGTTCTATAGGACCATAGTTTTCTGGAAGCAAACCTTGCATAGATTGCTCTGCATTAGCACCATAGAAATGGATAGCACCTGCAGTAAACATATGATAGTTTGCATTCGCTTTTGCGACACTGATTAAGCTATCTAATAAACGATCAGACTTGAAATATTCTTCATAATCTGGTACGTTGATATTAGCATTAGCTAAATCATTTAGAATACGATTAGATAGATTCTTAATTTCGATGAAGAATCTATCACCATATTTACCTAGGAAATCTGGACCAAGTTTCTTGATTTCTCTATCAAGTGCATTTGGTCTAGGTTTACCATTCTTGTGAATACTAAGAGTATGATTCTTCTTAGAGAGTTTCTTCTCTTGTTCGATATCAATCTTAGTAATCTCTTTGAATCGATCCATAAATCCTTTACGATAGTAATACTCTAGCTGACTTGCAGGTTGAGTACCCCATACAGGGATTTGAATCTGTTGATTGTTTTGAGTAAACTGTGCAACCCATTTTTCGGCTTCAGCTTTACCTTGGTTAAATGCAACAGTTACTTCATTTAGATTTTCATTAGACATCGTATTCGTCTCCTTCCTCTTCAAGACGACTAATATCTTGAAGTACCGAGCCATTCATAATCATATGTATGGCGTTATCGTAATTCTCACGCTCTGTCTCAGAGATTTCATCGATTTCAACTTGAGATTCTAGATAACGTTGGATATCAAAGTCATCTTGGAACCACTTGTTTCCATCTTCATCTTCGATTGTATCGAGATAGTGCATGAATTGAACTAATGAGATAAATCCATCATAATCATATGGGCGAGTTTGCCATGACGAAATCTTGGATTTCTCAAAGTCAATAATATCGACATTTTCGATAATGTATTCTCGAACTGCCGTTTGACCCATTGCGAATTTGAATGTCTTTTCTTGGTCATATCCATCAATGAAGAATATGAATAGAGTATACATTCTCTCTTCTGGGTCTACATTAAATTTGCCATTTTCATCTGGCGTTATAGGAAACGCCAGTTGTAGTGGGCTTTCAAAAATATTTCCGTTATCCATGATTAGTTCCTCCTTTTGCATAATATACTAAAACAATAATCAAGGATCACGTTTATAATATATGCTCTTAGAAGAATTTAGGCTTAGGTTTTACATAGATTAGATAGTTTGAGAATCTTGTTATACCAGTATATATTAGATTAGGCATGATATCTCGATGTAGGAATTCTTCCATAAAGATACCATGACTATATTGAGAGCCTTGTGATAAATGTGTAGTAATAGCATAAGCTAATTCAAACTTATCAGCTTTATTATAAGGATTTCGTTTAAGATATTCTTTCTGATCTTGAGGTGCTCTATAATATTGCAAGTCCATCTTAATCTGGCTAAATAGATTATTACCATCATCTAGAAAGTCTATAGTCATTTCCTTTAGATCTTTCCTAATAGATGTGATATCTGGATGGTTTCTAACTATACCTCTAAGACCATTGACTAGATTAATACCATTTACTTCAATATTCCAATTATTCTTACGGCAAATCAATGGTTCATTGAAAGTAGGATACTGAGTTCTAATCTTTAAGATATCTTCTCTCATAAGAGTATTCACATAGTCTCTAGTCTTATTCTTACAGCATAGAATAACATCAGCATTCAATGCCATATTGTCAGTCAATTCATCTTCTGATATTACCATAGCATTATTATAGTAACCAAAATTAATTGGTAATCCTTTAATAGCTCTATCTGCAAGATATACTATCCCAGATTGCTCTGCTTGACGCATAATTTGGTCTAATCTATAGACCTTTCCTGATACTAGATATCCTGGATCATCTCCTACTGGTGGTAACTGATTAAGGTCACCACAGGCTATAATCTTGATACCGAATGATTCTATGTCTTCTACCATAGATCTTGGAGTCATAGATGCTTCATCTATAATTATTAGTTTTATATCATGAAGACGCTCTTTCTTAATCCATTTCAAAGTTGTTTTAGGTTTATTAAAGTAAGCATCTATGATAGGTTTACCATTCTCATCTGTCATAATAGACTCTGTTGGTTCATATATAGATGAATGAATGGTTCTAGCTTTAGTCATACCACGATTACGCATTACTATAGCGGCTGTGCCAGTATAGCTCATAGGCATAATTGAATCATATGGTATACTTAAACGCTTGATTATTTCATTTAATACAACAGTCTTACCTGTACCAGCCGCACCAGTATATTGGAATACTAAATCAGATGAATTATTATACCATTCTACTGCCGCTGATACGACTGCTTCTTGACCTGGGTTTAATATAAATCCCATAATCATTATCTCCTTTTACGTTTCTTAGGTTCTACCTCAGGTGGGTAGTCTATTGCTTCGTAACTGTATCTTGCTTCACCAAATAACATGAAATCTATAATCTCCATATATTGTAAAGAAGAATTATAGTACTTTCTTGTAGTGAACTGTGTACCATCTGACATCATAACATGAAGTTGACTTCTAGGATCATCAGCTGGACCAAAGATTTTGAAGTAGTTTGATAGATAGTAACTATTATCATCCCACTCATCAATAAAGATATCAAATAAGAACTTCATAATATTATTATTATTAACTGGATCAAATACAATAGAATCACCATAAGCACTTTCATAGTAGTCTACTGGCATTCTAAAGAATTTACCTTTATAGTCTAGAGCTCTAAGATCTCCATCTTCATCTGGAATACAGATATTACGAGTATAGAAGTCTTTTTCTAGACCAAGTTTACTTATTAGAGCGTTTGTGGCACCAATTACATTAGGGTCCCACATACACATTAATGCATTTTCCATTTCAAATATTCCTCGTACCCCAAAACATTATAGTATATAAGAATTGAGGTGTAATAAACATGGACGATAAGTATAATTCTGATTCCGGCTTAGGATTTACCGAAGTCGGTATTCTCACTTCAGTATGTAATAAATATGAGCCAGGATATCAAACGTTTTATGTGCAAGCACTTAATCCGATGAATATGAAGTCTCCTATTAAAACTACGACTAAAGTTCAGAATCCAAATATCATTAATAAAGAAAAGTTTTCCACAGGCAAAGTTCAAACAGGTTCTAATATCCTAGTTGAAATGCCTAAGGAAGTTGCTAGAAACTTTCCTACTAAATTCATACCTCCTGGGACTAGATTTACTATAGCTTTCCTTGGTGGTGATATAAATAAACCAGTTGTTACAGGAAGGGATTACGATGGCTACGAAGACGACGCTAAATAGTATTAAAGCATTCATCAATACTAAGCCAATCATAAGCACTGATTACTCAAATATGTCGTTCATTGAAGAACGTGAGCGTATTCAGTTTGCTGTTGGTAATATAGTCACTGATGACTATTTCCCTGAATTAAAAGCTAAATGTGTTAAAGTATATCTTGACGATAAAGAGATTCAAAAGTATAAATATAGACCAAAGATGTTAGCATATGATGTATATGATAACGCTGAGTTATATTATATCATTCTTAGAATCAATGATCTTTATAGTGTCAAAGACTTTAACTTAAGTAAGAAATATGTATATTTATTATCTAAGAAAGATCTTAAAGCCTTCTTGGCAGATCTATATACATTTGATAATGATCATATCCTTACATTTAATTCACATCATAAATTGAAGAATAACTAATCAATAGGTCTAGGCTCATTGTAGTCTAGACCGTTATTTATTCCAGGTCCAACTTATTGTATCATCTATCAAAGCTGGTGTATACCCAGAAAGGTCTTCTTCATCATTATATAGAAGAGCGTCCCTATAAACTATTCTAGGAGTGCCATCTTCTAAATCATCCATATTGAAATCTCTAACTACATTTGCGGCTCCACGGAATGATTCTGGTGGAGTTACTCCGAATTGTGTATAAGTATAGAGTTTCTCGGCATCATTAAATTCATTAAACATTCTTAAACCAGTTTTAAGCACGATCTTTGTATCATCGAAGTTAGCTCCTCGATTATACGGATCTGCTTCATAACACTCTTCAAGTTCTTTAATGAATTCTTTACTAATACCATAAGCATCAGATTTCTTTTTAATACTATCTGATTCCTTAATCTCTACAGGTTTAGATTTCTCATTACCTAATAATGCACTCCAACTACCATTATTATTTTCATTAGTAGCAGTCTTAAGTTCATTCAATGATAACTTAGATAATGGTTCAGCTAAATGAATATCCTGTAAGAGTTCTAAAGGTCTCTCTTTAGAGTAAGGTAAATAGAAGAATTGAGATGATTGTGTTTTAAAACGTTTCTTAGCATTTGCCATACCAAGATATTTTCTACCATCAGCTCCATCTTCTGGTACTAAGATGAATGCAGAGTCAGCATTTTCTGTAATCAAAGTAGATTCACCAATATTTGCACGACCTACTTTACGTACTAAATCTGCTTCACTAGATTTACGACCTTCATCAATTATCTTAGCCGCATCACGATTTAACTGAGATGCAGTGATAACTGGAATAT